AAATGTATTGGGCAGGGTTTGATTTAATTATACCTGACCCTAATGATTCACAAGGTTTTACAGTTAACAATTAGAAATTATGAATATAAGTGTAGAAGAACTAAACGACATAGCAATTAATTCAGGAGATAAAACTATCAAGATAACATCTAAGGATGGTTTATTAATAGTTAAATACTACGAGTCAGGAGAATTATGTTCTCAAAGATTAATAGTTAAAGAACCTGAAAAACCGATAGGTAAAAAGGTTAGAATAGAATCTGAAATGACTTACAAAAAGAAAGTTTCTTACGACATATATATACCTGAAACTATTCAAGATGAAGATGTATGCGAGTTCATAGAAAACAAGTTATCGTTAGAAGAAAGAACGAATGAAGAATCAAAGTTTGTAGACTATGAGTTCTCAGAATCATCATCAAGATATGATGTGTATGATAAAAATAATAAGATTGTGTACGGAGGACACTTATTGATTTGATATTTATACCACACAATACTTCTTCATCAAAAAATTCTAAGGAAATATTTGCTATGCCTGTAAAAGGAGCTCGTAAATGTCCTTCCTGTGGACACATGAAGAAGAGACCTATATTGGTGAACAGTAAGACTACTCAGAAATACATTAAACTTACTGAAGATTATTTCAGGAAAAACGAAAAAGTATTTAAAGAAATGGTCAAGAGCTTAGAGCCACCATATAGAGTATCATTCGAGTTTATTAGAGATTCAAAGCGTAAGTTTGATTATATAAACGCAGCTCAAGTTGTTCAAGACTTAATGGTGAAACATGAGTGGATAGAAGATGACAACTGTGATTGGATTATACCTTCATACATACCGTACTCAGTAAACAAAGAAAATGCAGGAGTAATAATAAGAGTAATAGAACCATGAGTCCAATAAGATTAGTAAGAGAAAGAGCAAGAAAGCTAAGAGATAGACGTTCACCATTCGCTGATGACGCAGATAGATTTATCGAGTCAATGTATTTAGATATTGAAGAAGGTAAGCCTAAAGACTTAGCAGCTCAAGATTGCATGAATAATATAGATGAATTATTAAATAGTTATAACCAATAAAAAAAACAAACAAGATGAAACCAATTATTTTCAACGGAGTAAAAGAAAGCAAATCATTAGAAGGAATGTCATTAATTAACGATGACAATTACTATGATGACAGAACATACATTACCAACTCAATGTTAGGTAAATTAAAAGAGTCGCCTCAAACATTACAAGACTATCTTGCAGGAGGCTCAGGAGAATCAACGAGTGCTTTATCTATGGGAGACGCTTTGCACAAGGGTATGCTTGAACCTGAAAAGTATAAAACAATGGTGGCTACATGGTCAGAAAGAGATTTTCCTGCACAAGGAAAAACTTTAAGGACAAAAGAAAACAAAGAGTGGCTATACTTATTCAAACAAAGAAACCCTGGGAAATGCATCTTAAAAGAATCAGAGTGGATGGATGTAGAGAATATGCTCGCATCACTAAAGAGTAAACCTGAAGCTATGAGTTGGTTAGACAACGCTGTGTATGAGCAGATAAGTTTAGCTTATATCAACGGTGTAGCTATGAAATCTAAAGGAGATATACTACGTAACGATGAATGGTTGGTAGATATAAAATCAACAAGTAATATCTCTTTAGAAGACTTTAAAGACTCATGCGAAAAATACGGATACTACAGACAAGCTGCTATGTATTGCAAGATGTTCAACAAAAAGAAATTTGGATTCCTTGTAGTAGAAAAGAAAGCACCATACAAAGTAGCATTCTATGAAGTGTCTGAAGAAAAGATGCAGCAGGGTTGGAAAGAATGCGAAGACCTGATTGAACAATATAAATATTATTTCTTAGACGACCCTATCTCTATGAGAGTTGAAGAGTCTATACTAAAAGGTGTACTATGATAATTAAATATGATTTAAAAAAGTTTATTAAGGACAAAGGTCTAAGTCAAACGCACCTTGCTAAAAAGGTAGGTGTAAGTAAACAGTTATTTGGCTACTATTTAAAGAGAGGAGACTTATCATTATCAATGATAGATATTCTTTCTAAAGAATTAAATATATCAGTAGGTAAGATAACATCCGAGATTAGTAAAAAGTACGTTAAAACAAAGATATGAGCACAAATGATTGAAAAAATAAATAGAAAAAGTTTAATCATTAGACCTTCAGGTAGAAGTTCAGACTTTATTTCTCCAAGCTTTGGGTACGGTTGTTTATATGACTGTACCTATTGCTACATGAAAAGACATAAACCAACAGGGTTAACAATAGCAGATAGAGCAAGTGTAACAGATATACTAACAGAGATAAACTCTCATGCAGCTTTTTCTACAATAGAGAAGCCAAATCAAACACATAGTAAATACATTACATACGACATCAGCTGTAACGAAGACTTTGCGTTACACCATAAGCAACATGATTGGAAAAGAATATTTGATTTCTTTAAGAACCATGACAAAATAATGGGAACGTTAGCAACTAAATATATACCATTAAATTTTTTAGAATACAACCCTGAAGGTAAAATAAGAATAAGGTTTAGTCTAATGCCACAAAGTATATCAGATAAGTTAGAACCTAACACAACAAAAATCATTGACAGAATTAAAGCTGTTGATGCTTTTATTGAAGCAGGATATGATGTACATTTAAACTTTAGTCCTGTAGTTTATTATGACGAATGGTTGCAAGACTATGAAGAGTTGTTTGATATGTGCGACCAATACATAGATTATAAAAGTCAAGTATTAGCAGAAGTTATATTCTTGACACACAATGAAAACAAACATAAATACAACTTAGAAAATAATAAACCAGGAGAAGAATTAATATGGAAACCACACTTACAAGAGAGTAAAGTATCTGAGTATGGGGGAGAAAATATAAGGTATGCTGTTAATTTTAAATCTCAATGGATAAACAAATGGAGAGCATTACATGACAGGATAATACCTTGGAATACAATACGTTATATATTTTAAATAAAAAAAACAAAGATGATTAAAAAAAGGAGATAGACTATTTCAGCCTTATCTCCTTTTAAACTATGAACCTTCCATCCAACAAGATGGTCAAATATAATAATAATTTTTAAATAGATTCAAATGGATTACAAAAAATATAGAGAAGAAGCACAAAGAACTTTCGCTAAGGTATCATACTTACAAGCTGAAAGCTTTAAAGAACTTGATGAACTTCATTGTGTTATAGGTATCGTTACTGAGATAGACGAGCTTAAATTAGCTCAGAAGCTTAAAGACACAGTAAATGTTATAGAAGAAATAGGAGATGCTTATTGGTATGTAGCAAACCTTGAAAGAATAAGAGGAGTAAAGTTAGAGTATCTTCAAACAAGAATAGGAACTCAATCTATACATAACCTAAACACACAAGCGATAGAACTCCTTGACCTTTACAAAAAGAAAGTGTTTTACAAATCAACAAAACATGAAGAGGCTATCGATAAAAAGATTCAAGATGTAAAAAGTTTTCTTCACGATGTATGTAACGCATACGCAATAGACCCTTCGGAGTGCATGAGCATTAACATAAACAAACTGAAGGTCAGGTATCCTGAAAAGTTTACAACAGATAACGCATTAAATAGAGATTTAGATTCAGAACGTAAAGAGTTAGAGAAATGATAACAAACCATGAAGAAGAAACGTATGAGCTAACATACGATGAACTTAAATTAGCTAAGCAGCTTATACCTGCATTTGAATTAAGAACAAAAGAAAATCCAATCATAGCTTCAGAAATAGTTAGAAGAGTAAACCTAACTATGAGTATTCCTTTTAAATTCTCAGACGTAAGGCTAAGAAAGATTGTGAACTACTACAGAGTACATTCAATCCTTCCTATTATGTCGTGCTCAAAAGGATACTATGTATCAAGAGATGAGGAAGAAATAAAGACAATGATGGTCTCTCTTCAGGAGAGAGCTAACTCAATACAAAGATGTGTTGACGGATTAAATAATTTTTTAAATAGATAAAATGAGTAGAATGAATAAGATTAAAGTAATAGATGTAAAGATTCTTTTAAGAAAAAAGAGACAAAGAAAATTGGTAGCAAACCAATACATCAAGCACGTAAATAAATTGTATTTAGAAACTAACGATGGGAACTAATGACTAAGTTAAGACAGACTGTAAACAGAAGCAGCTCTAAGTATTTAACCTTCTCGGAAGCTGTAATAAAATTAAAAGAAGGGAAGAGATTGCAGCGAAAGTTTTGGATAGGAAAAGGTAACTACATATACTTAGAAGAGGGAGCTATATCTCGCTACGATAAATTTGCAGACAAGGCTCAAATCCAGGGAATACCTGCAAAGCTTTTTATAAAATATCAGGAAGGTGTTGAAACAACAATGCCTTATCTTATATTCAGAGATACCTGCGGAAGCTTTACGTTTGGATGGAGTCCAACAGCAGCAGATATATTCGCAGAAGATTGGTGTATAATGACTAAAGAAGAGTCGCAAATTGATTAGACATGAAGTTAAATAGAAAACAAAGAAGAGAGTTAGACAGAAATAAAAAAAGACTGTTCGACAAGTTAGTATGTTTTTTCTGTGGAGGAAAGAACATGGAGATAGGTAAAGGAGAAGGAGACTACTGTAACGATTGCAACGAGAAGACACGAGCAGTAGAGGAAAAGTTTTACAATGAAATTAATAAAGGGTATGAGCAGGAGAGCAAGTAGAACAGCAAGAGAAGCTTTTTATATAAGTTGTACAGCGTTAGTGTTATCTTTGTTATCGATAACATTAATTTTACTGAGATGACTAAGAAAACGAATAAAATCAACATGGACAAGGTAATGGTTAAAGACTGTTTCGAGAGAGTCATAGGAGCTTACGTAAGAGAAGAAGAAAAAGAAGACTTCCTTGACGACATAATGATAACATTCGAAAGCTTACACGAGTCTTATAGAGATAGGATTCGTGATGAAATAGATTTTATAGAAAGCAAGTCAGAAGGATGGGATGTCCTTCTTGACATTATGAACCTCTTAAAAAATATGTAATGAAGAAACACACCAAGATATACTTAGATTTTTTCGGATACGGAGAGCAAGACTTTATACCGTGCGAGAACTGTGGTCAAAGAGCTGTGGATGTTCATCACATAGACCCAAGAGGAATGGGTGGAGACCCAACAGGAAGTAAGGACAGGATTGATAACCTTGTAGGGTTGTGTCGTAACTGTCATAACAAAGCAGAAAAATTAAATAAATTTAACGAAATGATTAAAGAAAAACATCTGAGAAGAATAACGCTATGGCACAACACTCACTTCATAATACTCTTAATAGGAATGCTTATCCTGAGTAGTTGCGTATCCTCAAGAGAAGTGTATGACACATACTCAAGAGGTGGGCATCCTCCAGGTAAATCTAAATACAAAGGAAAATGAATAAAGAAGAAATGCAAAAATGCAAAGATTCGCCTGTTTATTTCTACAACAAATATTTAAGAAAAGAAGGACAGAAAGAATTAACTGAAGCTGAATATGAAAACTTTGTTAAACAGGTGGAGTATCGACGGAATATGCCATTGAAACTACGAAGCCACTATAAAGACAGACCGCTTACTCCTAAACAATGTTATATTAATAAAAAGAAATAGTATGAAAGAACAAAAAGTCAACAAGGAAGACACTATTCGATTAGTGAGGATAGCAACCAAATGCTCTGATTGTCTTACAGATTACGACACAATAACAGACCTGATAAAAGAAGGAGAATCTAAGTACATTAAGCACGAGCTAAAAAAAGAGCTACCTCTATTCGGAGAGTACATAGATACATTCAGTAAAAGATTCATAGGAGCATTAGCTGAAGCAAACGAAGAAACAACAATAGACATATCCAAAAAGTTCACGGACTTCAATCGAAAGATATTTGTAATCAACGAAGAGATGACAGCACTATGCCTATCATACGCAAAAGCAAAAAGCATTCTTAACGATATAGAAGAAATGGAATACAGCGATGTGTACTTAGATTACCTAAAGGTAAGGTGCAAAGCATACACTAAGATAGTAAAAGGTAAATACTACAGCGTAATGCAACTAAAAGACAAAGGTGGATACTCAGTAGAAGACATCATAAAAGGTTTAGACGTTCTCGGAAAGTCTATCATGCACGAAGAGTAGAATAGAAGGTTCACTATCACGCACCGAGCGAAGCGAGGTTACTCACACATAGAGTTAACTTTCCTCACGGTTTCAATTAAATCCACAAGGGTATCTCTTTTCATGTCAACAATAATATACTTTTCAGTTGAGTTGAAATAAATGACAGATTGGAGGTATCCTTTTTCTCCTTTCCATCTTCTTATATAATTAATGTTACTTGTATTTATTAAGTAACTTTCCTTTCTCTCGTCTCTTCCGAGCACAGGTACATCTATAAACATAATCTTTATCTTTTAAAATTAATAATCTTTACCACTCCTATGTTATACGACTTATCAAGTAATCCGTATCTAAAGCTGTAGGAGTAACCACTTTTAGAGTTTAACTGTATCTTTGGAGAAAGGTTGAATAAGTTTTGGTTTCCACCGACCTCGAATCCTATTCCGAATTTAGTCTTAGGTTCATTAATAGTCTTTCTAATCTTCACCGTATCAATCCTTGTAATGTATTTAGGGAACTTTGGAGTGTAACTTATACCCTGATTTACTATAACACCCTTAGCATAAGAAGTAATCGTTCCTGAAATCAAGCTGTCATCAATCTTAGTTTCATATTTGTTCAAAGAGATATAACTACCGTTGCTGTCTTCTACTATAACCTCTGTAGGAGCTTCCAAGTAGAGAGTGTCATGGATAGTTTCCTTAAATGTTACGTAAATAGTGTCGTTTATTCCTTGTATAACTTCCGTTATAACTTCAGGATTTTTCTCAACACACATCTTAGTTGTTCGACCACATTCGTTTAATAGGAATATACAGCCGATTAGAGCCACTATTACTAAAGATTTAATATTTTCTATGTTAATCATTTTTTGTTAGCCTTATAGAGCTTTAAAACTCCTCATCTTTTTTGTTATCAAAATAATGCCCATAAACCCTACCTAACACAGCAGTTCCAAGCATACCAAGTATAATGTCAGCAAACCTTTGATTCTCTTCAGGTATCGTAAAAAACGTTATTAAGAAGAAATAAACAAACGCAGTAGTAACACTAAGAAAAGAAATCAACTCTTTAAAGTTTTCCTTATTTAAAGACATTAGTAATTCAAAAAATCTTTTCATTTCCCTTCTTCTATGTCTGAGTAAGTAATCTTCACAGATTCTCCACTCTCTATAGCTTTAGCTACTACAGGATAAATACTCTTATAAGCGTCAACACTTGAGCTTCCAACAAACCTTCTACCATCTAAAGCATAATTCAACAAAAGACATCCTGAAGTATGGTTATCTGTGTTACCTGTATGAATCAAGATATACTGAAAATCATGCGTAGGAGTGTCAATCTTCCAATTAGGAGCATTATGAATACACAGCATTCCCTTGTGCATAGAACCGTACTTGGATGTGTATCTATTATGAAAACCACCCTCAGCTCTTAATCCCACATCATAAGTTCCATTAGGAACACGAGTCTCACTCATTATTTTAGTACCTTTCTGTTCTTGGTCTTCAACCGTAAAGCATTTAAAAATACCATCGATAAACAACGCTCCAAGAGTTGTCTCTCCATCATCTGCAAATCTCTTTACTGTAATTTCCATAATCTTAAATATAAAAAAAGGGCAATTAAGCCCTGTTATTTCTTTTTCATAAAAGCTTTCATCCGTTTAGAACCTTTGAGTCTTGATTTCTCAGAACGACCTCTATTCTTGGATTGATGTTCAGAAATAAGACCTCCACCTTTTTTATGATGAAGGTCTATTTTATCTCCATTTCCGTAAGTTTTACGTTTTCGATTGGCTTTATTGAGCTCAGCTCTTTTTTTACGCTGTTCAGGTCGAGAATTAATCTCTTTATCTTTAGCTCTTTTTTTAGCTATCTGTGCCTTAGTTGCGTTTTTGTAAAAAGCTGTACTCTTTCCCATTAGTCTTTTATGATAACATCAATTAAAGGTTCTAACATCATTGAATCAAGTTTAACTTCGTCTCCAAATTTCTCATTAGGAATAACGAAAAAGTCAACCTCAACTTCTTCATTCATAAGCTCATCCCATTGTTTATCAGCAGA